GAAATTATCAACCAGCTGAGCAACTTTTTCTAGCTGCTTAGGGCTAAGTGCTGAGCGTGCTTCGGGCGTAAGGCTAGAAGCTAAGAAACTGTTAGGTTGACGAATATCCTGCTGAGCCCCTTGGATCTGTTTTATACGTCCTAAGAACGAAGTTGCATCCCTAGGAATCGCCGTATATTCAACCAACTGCGCAGTGAGCGCTTCGGGATCTTTAAAGAGCTTCATCGCATCAGACAAACGTGTCAGCGCGGGTAAATCCTTCGCAGTAATGTCCCCAGTGCGTGCGGCAAACGCCATCACCGCATTAGTAACCGCCGTTAATTGCGCCCTGACTTCAGGGTTAGCTTTCGCTTCCTCAGTCAGATGATCAAAGATTACTTTGCTAAACGCTGATTTTTCAGAAGGCGAAGCATCCTGCAGATTCTTTTTTACCGTCCGCTCACTACCATCAGCCGTGGTGATAGGCGTATCCGCTCCGAACTTCTTAACGATGTCAAGTAAATTATTTACTTGTTCGGAAGCTTTTTGTGTCAACCGCTGAGAAGCTAGCTGCGTTGCGGCGAACGTTTGAGCAGCCTTCGACGAAAAATCCCCAGCGAATTTACTCAGTTGTTCTTTTATATTAGGTGGTGTAGCAGGGTCGTTATTAAGTTCTTCGGCATAGCTGGCAGCACGTTCGGCACGTTGTGTGTCGTCCTGCTGCACTTTCGCAGCGGTCTCTTCGACCGTAGCGCCTTGTAGCAGAGCGACGGGTGTCTCAGTTAAATCGCTTGCCGCAGCTTCCGCGCTATCCGTATTGAACACTTTACGTAGGAAATCCGTCGGTGTTTTCGCTTCCGAAGCGGCTTCACGCATACGTGTCGCAGTAGACGCAACAAAATCCTCAGCACTCTTAGCGGCCTGCTGCACACCAGGTCCGAAGCGCTCAGACATTTTATCTATGAAACCGGGAGAATCTTCCGCTTGCCCCCCTAACGGGATGCCGCCATCAGGACGTACTGGCGAGGGGCTAGGTTCTACAGGCGCGCCACTTAAATCAGTAGGGGCTTGCGCAGCGTCGGGGCTGTTATTACCCTTCGCTATCTCAGCGGCCAGCGCCTGAGGCCCGTGCGTCAGCGCTGTCATTCCACTACCACCTACAGCACCTAACACAGCAGCGTCGGCAAGGTTCCAGGGATCAAGCTGACGACTAGGATCCAAGTATTTCTGAGCGGCGAAGCCTGAGACTTCTTGCGCAGCCTCCGTTGCACCCTCAGTGAGGGCTTCCTTACCTACACGCTTAGCGAAAGTGTTCGCAGCCTGCTTGCGCCCGAACGTATTAGCTAAGCTACCGGGTACAAGAGATTCAAGAGCGGCGTTGACGAGTGCCTTGCCCGTAGCTGCTTTGTCACGTTCCTCCACAGGCATCGCGGCGAGCGTCGGGTCCGTATACTGATCAAGCGCTGCCTCACCACGCTCTTGCCAGTATGCCGGTACCGCAGCTCCTGCGTAAGCCGTACCTTTACCTAGTAACCCAGTACCTCGTCCCCGAGTAGCGATACCCGCGGCGAGCGAGGGGAGTGTAGACATCAGCGCTTGAGGTGCCCCGCCTTGAATGAAGTCTACTACGTCGCCTACACCACCCGCATCGCGAAGGGAACGTACCCTAGGGGCGCGCATCTGAGCAGCTTCGGCTGAGCGCATAGCGCTATCGCGTAACGCTTTGTAATTTTCGTTACCGCTTTTCTCAGCTCTTAGTGCTTCATCCGCTAAAAAACCTCCCGACATCCCTGCAGCGGCGGATTGTAACCCGCGCTGGAAGTCCATATCCGGAGATAACGTAGCGTCAACTAGGTCCCGCTCCGTGAACAAGCCGTCTTGAGGCCGCAATGGGTTATACCCAGCAGCGAGCGCTTCCTCAGCTTTAGGACGTAAAGGGGAAGTAGCCATAGTTACTTTTTATCCTTGTCTCTTAGTTTCGAACGACGAGGGGCATCAGCAAGCTGGTCACGAATAACCCGCATATTGCGAATATCATCAGGAATCTCGCTCTGTTGTACGGCGCGACCGGAATCCGTTACTAACACTTTATCGTCGCCACCAGCCAGCCCTCGTAGTTTGCTTTGTACACCATCACGCAATGGTAACCCGCGGCTAAACACATCTTCAAAAAACTTAACAGGCCGCTGATCCGCTACGGGGTCGTATTCTTGTGAAGTAATACCACCCCACAAATTGTTTTCTTGTCGATTGTTCATAATTTTGTTCTGCTCATACCGAGCGAACATGTCTTCGAACCCCTGCCCACGCTGATCTGCAGGAAGCGCTGCGAGCTGACCTATCAGTTCTTTGGGCGCGGAAGCTAGGAAACTTGTAAATTTCTTAGCGTCATCTGAATCCTTGCCATACCGTTTTTCAGCAGCGTTTTCTAAATCCGCGCTACCCTTTTCAAGTTGTGCAAACTGCTCTTTCTTCTGCTGCGCAGCGGCTTCAAGAGCATCTTTCAAACTTTTATACTGTAGATTGCGTAGGTCCGAAGTCTCTTGCGCACTACGTTTCTGTGCATTATCATTTAGCACGCGATCATTGATCTCATTCTGACTCAGCGTCTGTAGCAAATTATTACGCGCATTAGAATTCGTAGCGTTAGCCGAAGTCTCAGCGTTCATGTCCTGCCCACGTCGCGTAGTTTCGTTTTGAACAGCGGCTTGCGCGGTGTTTTGACGTTGACGATCAAGCTCAGCCAAGTGCTTAGTCATGTTGCCCTTACCGTTCGGACCATACGTAGCGCGTATCTCTGCTTCCCTCCGGTCAAACGCGCGATCCGCTTCTGAACCCAACGTTCCGCTAAAACCCGGGTTCGTTGTTTCACGCGAAACATTCTGAGCACCTACATTACGTAGCGCATTACGCAATTCACCCTGAACAGCGGACGTGCCGTTCCCCGCTTGACCGACGTCGTTTTTACCGATACCCATAAAATCATTCATGCGGGTCGACCCCGGTGTAGTAGCGCGACCGAAGATCGGAACATTACCTCCGTAGTTACCTAGCTCTTGGTACCCAGAAGTCCCTGCGTTGCGTAATACATCACGACCTACGCCGTTGCCTGCGGTACCTACGAGCGGACCTACAACATCTCCACCGCGAGGCTGCTGCATAACTTCTCTAGTAGAGGGGGCAGGATTTACCGTTGCCGCTGGGTTACCCACCATACCACTAGGTGCGTTACTCTGATCTCGGAGGCTGAGGTATCCGCCTGTAGTATCTTTGATAAAGTTATCGTATTTACCTGTTACGTCAGGCTTCATACCTACAACACCAGCGACACTATCTATAGATTTAGCGAATCCTCGGCCACTATCTGCAAAAGCTTCGGCAGCACCGCCGGATAGCGACGTACCTAAATTTCCAAATTCTCCTTTACGAAGATAATCACCTGAACCAGCGGCTGATGTATCCACCCCACCGGTATTCGCTTTGTAGTCGCCAAAACCAAATAAAGGCGTGGCGGCAGAAGCAGCACGCGAAGCTACGTTGAAAGCACCCTTTGCTAGTCCAGCCATCTTACTTGTGGCTCCGGCTCCGGCCCCAGCGGCTGCGAGCGGTGCAGGCATACTAGGGGGCGCATTAGGAACGGGCGCAACAGGAGCTGCGGGGGTTCGCCCGAACATATTCTTAGCTTTATTCCGCGCTGCCTCCCAGACTCCGCCGCCGTCCGCCATGCCGCTAATATCATCTTCGTCACCATCGTGGTCTACACAGTCGCGAAGGCTTTTTTTCTTTTTTGGATCTTTGAAGTCATGCGTCGCTAAGCGGATAGCGTCAAGCTTGTCTTTACCTATAGCGTCCACTGTGTCTGCAGGCAGGACATACTCCTCATCACTAAGCATAACAGGACCGACCTCATCGTCAGTAGGGCCACCTTTACCTTTTACGTGACCACCATCTCTCAACCGCGACTGTTGGTATTTATTTTTTTCATACTCATCACCTAACTCACCGCCGTCGCGCAAGCCTAACATACGGCGTATCAAACCTTTTTTAGGAGGAGGTGCAACGGGTTTCGGCGGCTGGTTTTGAGACATATCCTCTGGAGGGCGGATAGGGGGCGGGGGTGTATTCTGCCCCATTGCTTCCGCCTCGGCTTGCTCAAGCCGTGACCTACGGTTAATCACTTCTTTGATAGCGCCACCATCCGCGAACTTACGTAACCGAGACTTCATATCGAAATCTTTAGCTATTTGGCTTTTCATATTACGTTCCTTCGTAATTAATATTGGTGTTTGTTGATTTGCCTTCAGAGTAACTTTGACCGTAGGTCTCAGAACCAGAAGCGTTAACTGAAGCGCCACCCGAAAGGTTCGCACCAACATGCACACCTGCCATTGCACCAGCGGCGAGTGTAGAGGAGATAGAGCCAGCGGCTTTGAGGGAATCAACGACAAGTGCGGCTTGACGGATCAGTTGCTCCATATTGCCAAGATACGCCTGCACTTGCGCTTGGTAAAACGAAACATTGGTGCGTAGCTCCGCTTCTTTCGCCGACACTTGTAGCTGAGCTTTAGTACCTTCGGCTCCGGCTTGTGCTGCGTAGCGCTGCGTATCGGCTACATACGCTTGCGCGTTTGTCTGTATAACACTTAGCTGCGATTGGATGCGTACTTTCTCCGCATCTAGTTCTGCAGCATACGCCTCGATGAGGTTACGGTTTTTCTGTATTGTTACTTCAGCGGTTTTGACAGCAATATCGGCAATGGAGGATTTGCCCTGTACCAGTGCTGCATACGCACGCGCCTCTGCATCAATAATGCCTGCTTTAGCGGCTTCACCCTTGACTTGAGATTCATAAGCGTCGAACTTAGTTTTCTGAGCTTGGATCTGCTCAGCATACGCCTGCACCATGGCTTTGTAAATCTCAATTTTATTCCGGATCACATTAGATTTAATCTCAGCACCTTGCATCTGAGTTTTATAAATCTCGATCTGTGTTTGTAGCGCCTGTACTTGTGCAGTATATGTGCGTACCTTCTGCTCATTAAGCTGACCTTTGGCGATCTCGCCTTCTATCTCAGCTTTGAAAACCTCAATTTTAGTAAGCTCGGCTTTAACTAAAATATCAAACACTTGAGCACTAATTTGATAGCCGTTCATTTTTGCATTGAATAGGCTAACTTGTGTGTTGTAGATATTAATTTTCGATTCCACTTCGAACTTAGCCGCTTCGAACAAACGCTGCGCTGCGTTGAGGAACACGTTGACATACACATTTTCTGCCGCAATAGCTTGCTGTACTCCGAAACGAATATTTTCTATCTGCCACTGCGCAATCTGAATAGTCAGCTCGCGGTTCAAACCAAGTTTCTTAATAGCAAGCGTCTCGCGTAACTGATCGACACGCGCGGCCTGCATACCCGTAGGCATAGTGAAACCACGTTGTGAAAACTCATCAGCGACGGCATCAATTTCACGCTTCGCGGTTAGATCTTCGCGATCATGCGCGCGTTCTATCATCGCTTGCTCAACGGCAGGAGGAATCCCCGAGCCACCAGCCCATAAATTCTGAATAACTTTAACTACTTCGTCGAGAATTTCAGGCTGCCAGACGGGCTCAGCCCACTGCAGGCCGGGAGGAAGGGGGCCACCTTCGAACTCTGGTAGTTTTGTATCAAACACGGGCATGATAAGCCCGTTGAATGTCGGGATATTGAGGTCCGTCAACAATGGTAAGGGTGGGAGAACGATATTCGGGTCGTTCGGTAAAAGCACGTCCTCGACTAACGGGGCTTCAGGAGGATCTTTAGGAGCATCCCAAGCCGGAGGATTAGGAATATTTAAAGCATTTATTGAAGGAGTAAAAGTCGGGATATTGAGCTCAGGGATTCCGGGCACGGGCGATAGTGCCGGAAAATCCGGCAATTGCGACGTAATTTCCCCGAACGATGTAGGAGAAATTTGTGGTAGGTTTAGGTTTACATTAATATTCGGGTTAATATTAGGCGGCTTAGGAGGAGGGCCGCCGTTAAAACTAAAATTAACCTCGCCAAGATCCTGAATTGTACCCATCGCTACAGACTGAAGCTCAGACGCCGTCTGTGTAGCCTCGCCTATTCGCTGCTCAACGATCTTCTCAACTTCCTCGACTGTGCTGTATGCTTCAGCAAATGCGCCACTCGCCATTTTAAATCCTCCGTGGTGACACTGCTAAGTCAACACTTGCATCGTGAACTTCAAAATCCGCTCCATCCACATTTTCTAACGTTAGTCGCCAGTAACGGCCCCACAAACCTTTGCCCGGAGTTATCCGGCTATTACGCGGGGCATTCGCTATGCGCGGTTCTAACAAAAAAGTAGCGGGTGAATTACCGGAATCAAGCACCTCAGTTTTTACTGATATTTGACCGGGGCTAGTATACCCGAAATAGAGATTATCCAAGCGTTTTACTTCAGCTAGATCGAAATCCAAAAAACCTGTTCTTACTAGGGTTTTAATGGGTATATCGTCATCATCATCCCCTATTAATTCATAAACACCCTCTTCGCCTACACCAAACACGCGACCGTCGACTTGCGCAATAGACTCAAACCCATAATTATCATACCAACTTACTGCGGTTGTCTCTGTATTCATCACCCACGCTTTTAATTCATCGTCTGCATACCATAAATAAGAAATAACTTCAACCATATTTTGAATAAGCATGTTTGCAATTAATTGATTCTCAACTTGAGAAATTGCGTTTGCTTTGCTTTGCAGATCAAAAATTATGTTGTTTGTAGGGTAGGCTTCGTCCAAAGTTTGGACGATATTATCCAGTAATAAATTCGCGGTATTTAATGGATAAACAATACTATTGACGTTCACTGTGTTTTGAATAGACTCTAATAACCCTATCCAAACATTCGAAACAACATTGCCCTTAGCACTCAGCACCATGTTACCGTCTTTATTAACAACAACAGACGACGTTACGTTGGCTATACTTTTAAGTAACTGAGGAATATCCAGAAGCGCTATTTCGTCCGTAACATTCGCGGTGTTTTGAACAAAGTTATATAGTGCTTGGATAACTGAAGAATTAGCTTCCGCTTTATCTAAGAAAGTTCCCTCTAAAATTGTTGTAGATAAAAGAATGCTATTGACATTTACAGCATTGTTAAGTATGGCATATGTGTTTACAAAAACTTCGTCCGTTACTTCTACCCCCCCAATAGAGATGCCTTCGGGAGAAAGGAAAAAGATAAGATTGGACGAAGCGGAACCGCTGCTTACATTCACCATTACTACATCTGTAGCTGGGCAAAATGACTCCGCAGTGATCAGACTCTCAACTATTTCGCAGGGATCGCTCACGGCTGGTTAACTCCGATAAAAGTAGGGTAGTTCAGTATAGAGTCTGGATTTTCTGGCGTGTAGCCAATAACTTTTACTTTGTTTGGTTGACCTATACTATAGAAATCAAAAATAGCGCAGGGTTCGCCCAAACTACTGTGTTCTGCGGTAATTAAAAAACCATCAAAAGGTTCCTGGAAAATCTCGTATGTTGCTTCAGAAATCGGCATTACTATCGAACCGTTGAGCCCAGATGAAATTAAAGTGATGCTGCCTGTAAAATCCCCGCCCTTATCCCACGAACTTTGTGGTGATGGTAAAAAAGGTAGAGGTCCGACATACTGATGAACGGGGGCGCACATACCGAGCCATGTACCTGAATCCGCATACTCACTACAAAGACCACCCGTCTCTGTTCCCGTACAAATTATACGGCGTTGTGTATTTTTCCCACCGCAATTCTTAGCCGCGCACCCCCACGGCGGAGACGCAAGTTCCGCAGGGCTAAAACCAGGTCCTGATGCCCATGCATAGCCAGTATTAGGATCTTTCAAAAATTTGTATGAAGTGCCCGTCCCACCTTTGTGGTAGCTAAACCTATTACCTTGTGCGTAGTAATACGCCTCACGACCGTATTTAGGGACCATTAAGTGCGCACTAAGTTGTTCCCCCGACTTAGTGTCTGTGACCGTAGTTTCTTTAAAAATTTTACTGCGGAATAAATAAGCATAATTAGGTGCATCAATAAGCTCAACGAGGCTTGCGGGTGTAAAGCCCATAGACTTAGAACTTAGTTTCACCACTGAGATATAGCTTTCCAGCACACGACGCGGATCTATATCGTTTGTGTAAGGCATATTCGGGAGTGTCGCATCCCCTGCAGTTGTTGTTGTAGTCCAGTCACCTTCGTAGATACACTCCCCTGGAAAAATGTCTGTGTCTACTTTGTTGCTCGGAATTGAGCCAAACGTACCGAAGTACCTACCGACTTTAAGATCCCCGTTAATAAACGCTACGAAAACAGGAGTGTTGCAAAACACTTCGTGAGGTTTCTCATCCAGCGGGCGGGCGGTATGCGTTATCAGCGCCGGGGGGTTCATCAACGGTTCGTAATAACTTACTGGAACAAAACCTTTTTTAACAGGGGGGTTGTAGAGATTACCCTCCGACTGCTTTTTCAAATTCGCAGAACCTGAGGCAATAGGATCGCCCGGTTTGCGATTAGGGTTAATAGCGCCAATATTAATACTTACTTGGTACCAAGCACCGCGCTGGATAGGATTATTATCTGGGTAGTAATAGCCTACATTATGTGCCTCAGTACCTGATTCACTAAATGCCCAACCGCAAGAAGAGCTATAGGCCGAGCAGTTATAGAATGGTTCCATCACTGAAGAATCTGCGAGAACAAGAATATCCCCGCTAGCGACTTTCGCATCAAACACTTTCGGGTCGCCTGGGAAAGCTTCACCCGTGGGCAAACACCCTAGCTCATCAAGCGCGGTAACCATCGCTGCATCACCACGAGATGTAGCACGATTTAAAAACCCTCCGGTTTTAGAATCAGGGTAAATAGGTAGCGGCATAGCTACAACGCCACGTGTAATACTAATCTCTACCAACCAAAGCCGACCGTCTGCGGCCTTTGTGATCCCGTGCGTACGACTAAATTTATAATCAAAACGCACCTGCACGCCTAGTGCTTTGACATCTTGCGCATATTTTTTTGTGTCTTGAGTTTGCTTAGGTAGATTAGGGTCATAAAGTTTAGCTACGTTGATACGACCAAACCCCATCACAAGCTGTACAACTTTTTTCATCGTACCAGTCCACATTGACGAACGCGGTGTCTGATACTGGCTAAAATCGCGCTCATCAGGATAGATAGCATTCCATTCACTAAACGCTATCCAGGGGCGCACTACAAGCCTTCTGCTGCGCTGCCTACCCATAGGTATCTTTTGCAGCGCTGCGCAGCCTGGTGTGGGCGCAAATGAGTCTACAGCGTTATAAATAATAATACCGTCTGGTGTCTGGGTCTTAAACGGCTTAATTATCCCGTTAAATACGAGGCCGCTCAAGAAATCTGGGAACAAACGGCTATCGCCTTCAGGCAACTCCTCGGTAGTAGTGTCTACAAGAGTAGTGCCCGCGCTAATGTGAATTATGTTCTGCCCGCTAGCCTGAAGTACATAGATGTATGCATCAGACCCGATGCGTTGGCTCATAGAAAAAGTAGGGACGTTTGCCCTACTTGTAAATGATTGAAGCTTTTGAAGTAAAAGTTTCGCTTCAGGGATAAGAGCTAAGGCTCTAGCTCTATCCCCTTCAAGGCGAATTGATGGTACGCCATCGTAAATGGCCATACCATGTTATACAGAGGTCATCTGTACGCGGTAAGCCAGATTAAACACATCAGTGTCGTACAGCGTACGAGCTGCGGCAAACTTAGTGGCTGAAACTAACTTACCAGTAATAGCGCCCTTAGTCGCATCACTCAGCAGTGCGGCTCCATTGACTACTACTTCACTCGCGGTTTCGATAGTGAACGCGGCTTTATTAGCCAAGTTGTCGATGATGTTATTAGCCGGGGCACTAGGTGTCCAGATTGGGCGCGTCGCTTCAGTGTAGCCTTCAATATTGCTTGTAATCTCACTCGCGGTTGCGGGATAAGAAGCTGCGGTTAGCGCTGCTAGAGGGGTGTAGTTAGCTGCATACAACGACAGATACCACGTAGCCAGTTTAGCGCCGTTATAAAGACCGACGGTTAAAAGGTACATCAGTCCTTCATTGGGCAGGAGATTTGGGTCGGTTCGCTCGTCTTCACCATTCACATCGTGAACATAAGCCCCTGCAATAAATACTTTCGCCTTAGGGAAAAAGATCCCTTGGTCAGAGTGTTCGAATTTATTAGCACTAAGTGCGGCTTTAAATTCGCCAGCGTGTTTTTGCAGTTCTTGGGATAGCATAAAATTCTCCTATTACTAAATTATAGAATCGACAGCAGTTCCTAAAACCGCAGTTGACGTGGAGTTTACAGGGGTAATCACTTGTTTAATACCTTTACGCAACAAAAAAGTTGTTCTTCCAACAAGACCGGGAGGTACCTTGATACGCATTGGGTGTAACTCCACTGTAGTTCCCCCTTCCATACCAACCACATAACCTGAAGTACTAAGCCAGATAGCTACCGGATTTTTAGTAGGAATCTTCTTTTCAGGCAACGATTCGGGCGAAATTATTATACTAGAACGCGTAACAGCTCTGCAAGTAGATACTTGTTTTAAGGAAAATTTAGTCGGATCTGTACCATCTAAAAACCACACCCCGCGAGAATCGCCTACATATATTCCGTCTACAACCGCCTCTACAAAAGCAATATGCCCGCTAAACGGAATTATACCGTGCGCAGGATTATAAAGATGAGGTCTAAGCGCTTCGGAAAAGCGCAAAGCACCGTTACTTGCTGTGTATAAACGGCCTGCATGCCAGCGGATAATATCCCCAGGTGGGAGCGGAACTAGACCGAGAGTGTCGCACTCCGCGCCTGCCGGTTGGTCCGTAATTGTATATGTAGGGAAAATCGCCGGAAAGGTAGCCCCTACTCGAAGAATCTCCCCATCCGCCGATGTTATAAAGGCTTGAAGAGAGAAAGTTGGGCCAATAATTGGTAATTTTTCTAATTTTATCCCTCCACCATCTGGAAGGTTTATAGTCTGTAAAGCACATGTTCCGCTTTGTTCCCCTCGGTCATCAATTAAAATTAAAGTTACCGCGTATTTTCCCGGCAAAAGTGCGCCTACGGATATGGATAAAGTTGGAGTTACGGATGGGGAGGCTACGCCTACATCTCTTGCTAATATAGAATTAGAAGGTATCCAGCCTATTGTTGTTTTATTAGACCAATATATATTACCATTATATTCAGTATAAGTTAAAGGGTCAGGGCTTTTCAGTTGCGCTAATAAAGTTAGTGAGTAATCACTTATATCTAGACGGTACAACTGCGTATCTTGTGCAACTAAAGTCCAGCCCTTTTGATTGGCTCTATACAAGCTGTGATACCCTACCCCATTAAGCCGCGGTGAAAAACCGTCTCTTCGCTTAAACCGCCCCGCCCGACCTATGTCAACATTAATTGCTTCCCGAACTGTATTTTTTGCCAGCGCAGTCTCGTTGGAGAGCGAATCAATACCTACAACAGGTAGTGGAAATGGGGTAGTCTTACTCATACGCGACCTCAGGGGAAGGTACATTCTGTATCGATAGGATTGGCAGCGGGACTACGACTCGGTTTGTACAGCCGAAGGGGTTTGACAAAGCCGGGCCATCAAAACCAATATTAGGAATTCCTATAGGGTTTATTCCTGAAGCCACACTAAATTCTCCCCACGATTCGCTACCTATTCCTAAAACATTCAAACCACCTTGAACTTTAGGCGTACCCATAACGCCTAAATCATCTCCATAGGGTTTTATTTTACCCGCTTCCCACTCGTCTATATCCCCAAATAAAGTACTATACCACCCATCTACAAAAATGTCTGCTTTTGCTTTAACTTTTGTAGCCCCAATAACTTCTGATTTAAATCCTTGAGGATAGATCTCTCTATCACTTAAAGAAATAATTGTATTGCCAAACTTTTCTCCGGACTGAATACTAGGTACCGCGTACTTAGGGTTCGTTCGTGTAAATTTCATCGGGGATTTAAAATCATCATAGTTGTTATCTTCTAAGCTACAACTATTAAATCCAACCGGATACACGTGGCGGATTTTAAATTCAATGATTGTGTTGCCCCACAACGTGAAACTATACCCGCCAAGCGCGACTTTCCGAGGGTAGCCTACTAAATGATTGCCCCACGGGCTTGTTAAGTTCTGCTGTGGGTTACCCCTATGTGGTACGCCGCTAGGGAAAATAGTTCTATTAAAAAGCTCTATTTTCTGAGAAGGTGCCAGCAATGATGCTAACCCTACGGGGTATACATATTGATCTCCGTCTGGTGGAATGTAGTGTGCAACATGATGTTGTCCGAAGTCGATCGTAGATGCAATTCCGGGTTCTGACCCTTCGGAAGCAAAATCAATATACTGCGGTACATTCAAGAAAATAATTTGCCCCCACTTCAAAGATTTGATAGGGGCAGCAAAGATATACCTCTTAAACAATTCAATTTTGGTATCGCCAAATTTTGTCTTGCCTGTCAAACCAGGGTCCCCAGAATGGTTAGGTATGGGGCCTATCGTCCTATGTTTATTTGTAATTACGTGATTACCAAAAATAACCACGCTGTTAATAACTGGCCCGCCATTTTTTGGGTTGTAACCTGGCGGTTTCTGGTCCCCCGAGGGTGCGTAAATATTGAATGGAGTAAACCGAGGAAGTGGAATAACTAACTCTGATTTTATTCCTAAAAATACATTGACAATACGCGGATAATTAAGTGTAGGTATACCAAAAAGACCGTCTTCAAAGATAAAAGGCGGCGCTATAGCGTTAGTAGTAACTTTAGCTTGCCCGAATTTAACTGCTACAGTGAGGATACTGGGCGGGTAGATAGTCTGCATACGAACTGCGGGCGTACCCATCTGAAACGGGGATGGGGGAGCAATTCCGAGCCCGTCCGTGGGTTCGTTTTCATCGTCGTATGTAGCTAAAACAATATACTGCAGCGATGGGGGGTCGGGGGAATCCTTCTCAAGCTTATGTTTTACGGGGAATGATGGGGGCGAGATCGCGGGTGGTGAAAGATAGTCAACCCAATATTTAATAATATGCCCACCGAACACGGTGTGCTTTGTCCCTACAGGGTTTACATTTTGGATGTAGTTTTGTATTTTATGGTAACCAAACTCCGAAAAATCATAAGCATAAGGTTTAATCGTTTTGTTTTTGTTTTCAACAAACGGCTCGCCTATCCAAGGAAGCGGATGCACATTCGTTGATTTTGCATATATGATTTTAAAATATTCGACGACCTCATGCGCGCCGATTCCTCCCAACCACGGAATTCCTAATGGAGCGATAGGATTAGGGTTGTGTTGTATTAGAGGTATTGGAAAATAAATATCGTTGAAGACGTTCTGATAAACCGTACGAATTGCGTAGTCAATGTATGCGGTACCGAACTCAGGGCCTTCAAAACCCGAATGGTGCTTAAGCACCCTGTTGAGATTTAATACCGGATTAGGGTACCCCAAACCAGACTGATTGCCTAGCGTAACAGGCCCTATGACCGCCGCATCGTTATGAACAACATGATAATTAGAAGAATAGAAATCATTAAAACCTATGCCATAAACAGTGCGGTTTAAATGTTCTACACGAGTGACGCCCCACAATGTAAAGTCTATACCGCCTGCTTTTACAGGTTCGGCAGCATTGTGTATCCAATGGCTTAAACTAAATTTAGAATCTTGATGTCCAAACGGGGCAACAATACGGTCTACGTTCTCAACAAACGGGTAGTAAATCCCCCATTTATCTGGATTTAAATTGTCGTTATAAGGTTTAACCGTAATTATCTGTTTGTCGTTATAGATAATAGGTACGGCAAAGTCTTGGCTTAAAAACCCTAATACATTAGTAAGTGTGTCGGAGTTATAAAAAGTGGCGACACCATAGCCCGCAGGATCTGCTTCTCCGGTAGTGTGATATATTTTTCTAGTATTAAAAACAAGTTCGTGGTTGTCTGAGAACGAACTATCTATCCACCCATTTGGGTAAATAATTTGTTGCCGTTTTACTACAGCCGTTCCCCAATAAATACCTAATACTGAGTCGGGGTAAATTGTCCGCAGCGTGAAATCAATAACATGCGTCGGTATTACGGGGGGCGCTACGCCCGTTACTGAAATAAATTGAACGTAGTGCGCGATATAGGGAGAGGGGAATGTTAAAGGCCCTATGCCTGTAGGATTTAAATACCGGGTATAAAAATCAACGACTGGATTAGGAACTTGCCTATTGCCATTGTTAGGAGCAGTTTGTGCTGGAGGCGCGATTCCACTCGCTAAAATAGGGGTAGTTAGGTTAGCAATATGCACCGCGCCAATAGCCGTAAATTCCGGGCCGTATGGAGCAAGATATTGGTTATAATTTTTTACTACTATTCCGGGGCCAATTTGTGGCGAAGGGAAAGTTAGCCCACTAACGGTTATTTCTTGGGAATAATTTGAGACAAAAGCTATCCCAAAAATACTAGTAGAAACAATTCCAGGGGTGAGTATTTGCTGTGCGCCACCTACAAGTGCTGTGCCGAACAACGTCTGATCACCAAGTGTTGCACCTAAAACCGAGCCATCCCCAATATCCTCGAACTCTAAGACAACCGCTCCGCCAGGCGGAGGATTTAATAAGTCCGTGAAGTTTAAGATGACCGTAGAACCTGGGGGAGGCTGATACCCTCCTCCATATACTACAGACGGTGTTGCGGGAGCACTGCTGCTTGCTATTCCCGTAGGAAACAGGAAACTAGTTATACTCAGGCTTGCAAGCGTGCTTACAACGCTGCTCGACCATCCTGGTGGATAGGCTGTAAACCCTCCTGGCCCTATTATGGGGTATGGGGGAATACCAAATTTATCAGACTGCCAGCCGAGCGCTTTTAAAAATCTAGGTTGGTCAAGACGCGCTATACCAAACGCTGATTGATCCCCGGCACCTACTTGAATAAGCGGGTGCGGGTCAGCGTTGAAGTCAAGTTCAACAACATCTCCGTCCGGAGGACTAAGAGCGGTATTAAAATCTAAATGACCTTGATTGCCTGGTGGGGCAGCCATGCGCTACTCCTACATTGGGACGGCTAGTACATGTGAATAAATAACCGCGTTTTGAACACCAGTGTCATCAATGCCATACACAGTCCAAGGACCAAGTGCTAAGTTTCTAAACTCGAATAAACCGTCTGCTTTAGTATATTGTTCGGCATGAATACGCCCATCAGGCTGATAACAAAGACGTACTCGCCTTGGTACGGGGAGAGTTAATGACGTAGTACTACCTACTATTTTATACTGCCCGCCGCGCGCTGGGTCGTTCGCTATCTTCACCTTATCCACAAAAGTAATATTTGCTTCTGGAGAATTTGGGGTGTAAGTAGGGTTGTTTGGTTGTCCTAAAGCAGGGGCTGTGCGCGTATATTTATCAAAAATAAGTTCGTTATGAATATCAATCGCGCCAATGGGGGTTACATCATAAACACGGCTTGTAGATGCCGCCCACGCAGTTGTTGACGAATCAAACTGATATTCACGGATGGTTTTCCAAATAACATTATCATCACTATATTGGAATTTCCACGCGGTGGGCATTTGATTAGTCGCCAACCCGCCCGCTGCTGGACAATACATAACTATCTCAACAATATCTTTATCATTACCGACGCCGAAGTCGTATTTTAACCAGGGCCAACTTGACAACCCATCTGAACCCCCCATTAAATTAGCTTGCCAAGCGTTATTAGCACCACCATCAACAGTTAAGCCATCGAACGCTTTAGCGGCTGAATAACTACCACTTACTGAGCTGGCGGAAGCGGTGCCGCCGGATGCTACGTTAGCGCCAGCGGGGACGATGCGCATCTCAAGCTCGCCAATACCCCCGTTCGTACCGCCGCCGGTAGCGCGAACCTGAATACGCCAGTAACGGTGTGCTGCCAAAACTTAGCTCCAAGGACCAGTAAGATCAAATAATAATGACCCCGTCGTCGAAGCTGCGGAAGCATTCTGGCCCCACAAACATATTAATTTACGGCCAGATAGCCCATCAATATCTTCTACGGTATCGAATTGATTTAAAACCCTCCCTTGCATCGGTTCATACACTCCCGGCATCTTGCCTCTACGTACGCCACCTTGCATACAAGTAATGGGGGTAACCATAAAACCATTGTCTGGTGGGTGTGGGTTTGTAAATATATTTAAAGACCCTAGTGCTGTTTGGTCCCATCCGTGCCCTAGTTGATTCATAATCACAGCGCCGGATACTTGCGTGAACGACCGAACAATATAGCAGGAAGGTCCTGTAGGCGTTGCGGTACGTACTGCAGGAACCATAAATCCGTTAGAGTTGGAATTACTAGAGCCACTGGTCATCTGATTAGCTACACTATTAGCAGCTAAAAAAGCCTTGTATGGATCACTAGGGCGTGTAGAAAGGATGTCCCCGAAGGCTAACCACCACAAATAACCGCCTGAAGCTTGTAAACTAGTAGGGGATTGATCCATACAAGTTTGTAAATAAAAAACTTTACCGTCAGTAATCAAAACCCAGGGGCGGTTAGTCGCGTCTGCTGTACCGGATTTGTACGCTACGAGGCCGTTTGCATACTGCGCTGCCGTAGGGAACGGTTCCGCGCCAGTGTCGACATCAGACATCGTCAAATAACCGCGCACCTTCGCTTCGCGTCCGCCGCCTGCTAATGTACCATCATCAATAATTTGAAGATACGGGCGCGTACCTGTTACGTCGTTAGAACGGTATGCGGCTTTGTTTGTACCCGAAAACGCTTTAGCAAACCCTGCGGGTGCTCGTTTAACAAAGATAGTACCCGTAGCTGGTGTTGCTGGGGCGTTCGCAACAGTATAGGTAAATGTAGTACTAGTAAGTACGGTAATAACAGCATCGATATTGTAATCGGTTTCAACCGCTCCGGAAACAAGTGCTGAATCTCCGGTTAGCAAGCCGTGCGCTACTGCCGTAGTTGCTGTTGCGGTTGTACCTACACGGACGATAGATGAAACGCTAACCGTGTTGTAGCCATCCTGAAGAACAGCGTCTAACATCGTGATTAACGACCCATTTTGCCCGCGTAAGTTTGGAGCGCCTGCTTGGCCAGAATGAAATAATTTAATTGCCATATTAATCCCAAGGACCTGTTAAATCTACATATACGCCGCCTGTATTTCCGCTGCTCGCTCCACAACGTAGGAATGTAAATGTGCGCCCTTCTTTACCAATAATATTATTTACTAATTCTCTATTACTGTGTTGAACTCCATGCGGTGATTCGTATAAAGGTAATGCTCCGCGTAAGACCCTACCATCATATATTTGTAACTGAGATAAATACATGCGGTTATCAAAAGGGTTTGGGTAATCTAAAAACTGAGTCCCCCCAATACAGTTTTCGGGGAGGCCTGTCCCCCATATCGATGCTGGATTTACAGGAGTTGCCTGGCCATTGTATTTACGGGCTAAACAAACTCCAGGGGAACCGGAAGTTAAAAGTGGAGAAGTATTACCTGCGGGGCGTAAAAGTCCGGCGTTTGTCGTTACTGCTGGTCCGGTGCTTGCTGAAGTATTCCCGCAAATAAAAGTACCATAAGCGTCGGGAGCGGTTGACAGTATATCACCAAAACCCACCAACATACTCGTTGCAAAAAAACTGGTAGGGGAGGCTATAGTTTGATCTGCATGAACTACCAAGAAAAAAGTTTTACCGTCAGAATAAATTGACCACATTCTTGCGGTCGCATCTAGCGTTGATGATTTAACAATATATTGCCCAAAAAGACCTATATCTACAATAGTAGGGAATGGGTAACTTCCCAAGTCCATAGAAGACATTGATTCATAACCACGCCAGCCTGCATAACGTGCGCCTTGGCCATTAGGGCAATCTGCAATATCCGTTACTTGTAGATAGTGTTGGCGAGAAGTTATATCAGCCGAGCGGTAAACACCCTTATTGGTGCCCGAGTATGGCTTGGTAAATCCCGCTGGCGCGCGCTTCGTAGTAATCGAACCCGTCGCTGGTGTTGCCGGGGCGGTAGCGATTTGGAAAGTAAATACTGACGCACTTACATAAGTAATTGCCCAATCACCATTATATTGTGTTTCGTTAGCCCCTGCGATACGCGCTATATTATTAACGCCAGGGGCCTCCCAGTACGTAGTTACCGGGTTATTGTACCCGTGAGGCGTAGATGTTGTAACTGTTACTGTGGTACCGACTCGCACTATACTGGCGACGTTGACTTGATTATAACCATCAACTAAAACGGCATCTAAAACAGCTATAAGAGAACCTACCGTACCATTTAAAGTAGGGGCTCCTGTTTGATCAGCATGAAACGCTTTAATGAGCGGCATAGCAAATTATAGTTTAAATATTTTGTTAGCGCCATTGTCCCATGTAACAATAATATCGCCGCCGTTTGGCGTAATAGGTAAACCAGTAGCTGTATCTATATAGGCAATAAGCGGCGATGTAGCGTCCGAACCTGTATCTTTATATAAGATAATTGCCTCGACCGAGGCGCCTACTACGGAAGAAAAAGTCACGTCGTTGGCATCAGCAGCGCCGCCTGATGTCGCCTTTCCCGCAAATGCGCCGGATGTTGCAATACGCGCGCCGCCTGAAACGTCCGCTAAAAATTCATGTGCAGATAAGTTGACAACATACGCACCTGTATCGACGAGAACGGCTTTGATCGCATCAGTATTCCAGTTGAATTGTCCTTCTAAAAAACGTTGCCGAGCTTTGTCAAATAGGGCGTTAGCCATTTTTATCTCCTGATGAAAGTAAACTTCTGTCTAATGCACAGGCTACCGGCTTGGAGGACCAGCACCTGTGCTGCCGATGTTTTGTTAGTAGTATGGGGCTAACACGATCATCCACCTTCGGCTGGGACATTTAATCGTTCTTTGGGGGTAATACAAACCATTCCTTTAATCGCCTTACCTTTGCACTACATAAACCAAAACTTGTAATCCAGTCCTGCCTACTATTTATTAAATCTCTGTTTTTCAAAATACGAAATGGTTCCGGCTCTCTGCACGCCTCCAACAGGTATTCGGGGGGTTGTGCTTTCTCCACCTGAATTAGTGGTACTGGCGGGAGCGCAGGTGTTGTTGAGCAAGCAGGCAAGATCATCAGGCAAAGGGCGGTCCATATATTTGCGTACGTCGTCATTTGTCTTCTCCAAAATGCTAAGTTTTTTGCGCGTCGATAAATCTTGAGTTTTTAGGTTCTCTATATCCGCTGTAAGGTTAGTTATTGCTTTAGAATCCTGCATACGCAGCCAACTAAGCATTTCAATTGTCTGATGTTGGATATTGTTTGTTATTTTGGTCGCCGTCACCGCTATGACTAGTGCTTGCTTCTCTTCCTCCAACGTCTTTTTTTGGACCCATAAAGTCAAAGCAAAAGCGCTGACTGAGATAATCATCAAACTAACAGTGTAGTAAACAATACGTGAAGCATTCGCTACAAAGAATGTTTTGATTACGCCAAGGAAGGGTATGTTAGCTAGCATCTTTTGTATCCTGTGGAGCGTCTAAACCGAGTTGTTTAAATACGCGCTTTTCAAGCATTCTTATTGAAGCATTTGCTCCTAACCAACCTGAAACTCCTACGATCACCCCTGTCCACTGGTCCGACATACTTGCTGCGCTACACATTAGCATGACGAGCAAACCGACAAAACCTGCTGCTAAGCCTTCTAAAATTGCACGCCCCCATGTAATTGACGTTGTAGTATTTACAGCGCGCATAATATGACCAAGTACCCCGCCAACTGTAGCAAGAGCTCCATATAAAAACCCACGTACCCACCACTGGCTCCACCAAGTACTCCATTCATCCATAGCAGAACCTCATTAGTAAATTCCATATCAACTATTACTTACTTTGTATGTAGAAAACGTTTGCTTCGCTATACCCTTTGTCCAATTTAGCTTTTACTTTAGCGGTTGCTTCTGCTTTAGTAATATTGCCGTCTTTGTTCGCATCTAGTCCTGAATTTTGCTTATAGGCTATGCCACTGGAAAACAAAACTGCGTCGTCTGGCTGCCCTACATATTTAGGCAAAAGAATCGCCATATACATGTCTGACAACGAATGAACGCGAGTGACATACGGTCTAAAATATTTTTCCACATATTCAAGCTGGTCAACTGCCCCCATATCCGCTAGCGCATCAGTTGTTGTACCTAAGCCTCTAGCTGTTGCGGGCATAAACTGGATTAACCCTGTTGCGCCTGACCCAGCTGCATTTTTTATGCTAGGGCTAAAAGTCTCACCCGACTCGAACGCCATGCAAGCCATTAACCAACTAGCATGCTCATCTGACCAGCTGTTATGCTTACAAATAGTAAGTACTTTATCTCGAAACTCAGAACTGACCTTCGCACCCCACGCTAATTTCATAATTAATACCCTCCATACGCAACGGTGCGATATTTATGTTCTCTGCGTTCGCGCTCTGCTTTTGACCTATCACAATATTCATAAAAAGCAGCTGCAAATTCGACGGCACGTCCGCGATCGTATGTCTCAGCATCTTGCTTCTGATGTCCTAAATGCTTCATCCAATGTAGAAGATGCCTATGATGCTGCTCATCAATCTCAAAAGTAGTAGATAAGGGTGTAATATTCTCCAGCGGGAGTCGATAAACAATAGCGCGCAAAACCTCGTTCTCTTCTGGTATGTCTATCAGTCGTAAACGATTAACCTCCATGCCCGAAACTACTGCCACAATAGGTCCCGTCCTATCTGTCAGTTTGGTCAACCCATTAAACATAGAATAGGTATAGTCTGCTGGTCGACCTAAATCTTCAAAATTTAAAATTTCTACAGTCCTAAAATCACTCGCGCGTGACATGTCTCGCAGCTTTAAAATTCGAGGATCATATTCAGCAAATTCATTCCCGGCAACAACAGTAATTTGTGTTATAGCGCTCGTTGAGTCGGCAATCCCCCCACTAAGACGGCAAAACTGCTTTTGCGCGTCATCCATATATGAATAAACCTCTATATCTGACCAAAGATAGGATGAGGTTTCATCCCGTGTATCGGATCGGAAAAGATTATATAGCTGAGTGGGGGTCATAAACTTTATTTTTTATCAGCGTTGTTTTGATGATATTCTTGCCAAGCAACCGCAATCTCGTCGCTTGTGATTTTAAAACCAACAATTTGTTGTACTGCTTTGACGGTAGGCGCGCCTGCTGCTGTAAAATCATCGCGCTCATTCTTAGTCACGATATGATCAATAGCTGCGTAAACTAATGAAGGGCGCTGATCCGGATCAACATATTTCTGCTTAGAATCAGAATCATCGCCTATTGAAATCTCACCGTCTACAGCTACGGCACCGAGCGCCAAAACCTCAGAATACAATACTGGAGGGATATGCACCGGCTGATCTTTTACGAACTCAATAGTATGGCCTTTAGTAGAACTTAAAATAAAATTTCTGTTTAAAACTACTTTAGTAGCTTTCTTAGACATAATATCTCCATGTTAAAGAAAAAAGGGTGGGAATTACCCCACCCTTAGTTATTAGTGCGTTTGAACTTCGTTAACCCGATTTTTCACTATATAACTTACAGTGATTCGGACTTTCCCCGTTGTCGCATCACCGTTCTGATTAGCCATAGTGATCCGGACATTATCGCCTGTAGCAATTTCGTAGCCCGTAATAATTAAAGCTGTGCGTGCTAAAGCTTTAATATTAGTAGCAGCAAGATATTTTGCGGGAATGTTAGGATCTCCGATTGATATTGTTGCTGTACCAGAATCGTTCGATACGGTCAAAACAGTCATGTCTCCGCCGACGATGATAGCTCCTTGGGGTAAATTAATAACATCTAAAACCGCTGAGGTTTCATTAAATGTTTTAGTAAACCCAGTAGGACCGATCATCTGATCTGTAATAGTAAACTCAAATACTGCGGTAAGGGGATACTGGCTCCCCCGTGCTTTAGTTAAAATAGCCATGTTCTTAGCTCCTTAAATATTAATAAATTATTGTGCAACGAATGCAGAGATAACGCCAAAATCTTGTACGGTGTTATTTGCATAAATGCTGTTAAATTTAGGCTTCAAGAAACCAAGAATTTTTCCGGTAGAGATACCTTGTTGGTTATCGTAATCAAACCCTTTTTCGTTCCATTCGGGATTGCCAATATCAGCGAAACCAAGAGCCTGAGCACCGCAAAACAGAACTTGGCAGCCTTCGACATCTCCGGCACCGCCCCATTTACTGCCAGGTGCTGCACCCGTGGTGTTGAACACGTGACGGAACTCGTGAAACATAATACCGTCGATTGCCGCTGGTAATCCGGAGAACAACTTATCGTTAGTTCCCTTGGATTGCGAGTGACGCAAGTTCTGCATGTAAGTAGGGTCTAATTTCAGGCGGGCCATTGCTTGCGGGGTCAAGAAAGCATGAAATACTTCCTCGTTACCTTCGCCTTTAATCCCACGCACATATTGATCTTTAGCAAAAGCTTTTAGCTGAACAAACAGCTCCCACATTGGAGTGTCCGCGGTAGTTACGGTGTTAGTAGCACCGCCGGGTACCAAAGTTTTGGTAGCGCCATTCCAACGCGCTCTGCGTAGAGACGTAGGGGCGGTTACATCCGCAGCGAATTCCAAGAAGGGTAAGTCAGAGCCAATACGAGCGGCGCCATTATTTTTAAACGCATAACTCACGCCTGACAGTGTCAGAAACGCCATCTGATCAACGCGATCTGCTAACCAGTACGCCAACACATCTCTACTCGCGGTACGAAAGTTAACAACAGATTTCTGGTCAGCCATTCTACCTTCATGCCTATTAGCATGACGAAGCTGATCAATACGAATCACTTGGTCATAAGATTTGATCGCTTCTTCATTACCTTCCAGCGTGCGATCACCAGCAACGCCGTCGCCTTCAAGATCTGCCAACAAAGTAATAACTGCGCGCGCGCCTTTTTCAGCTACCTTCAATTCCGTGATATGCTCGATCATGGAATTAGCATCATTACCTACAAACTTGTCGATAAAAGTACCGTTGCGGGCGACTTTCCACAGATCCATCGCCCAAGCTGTTTTTTGCTCAGTTGTGAGCAGCGAAAAATTAGTTAACATTTAAAACTCCTAAAAAGTGTTATCAGACCGTTATTGCTCAAATGTCGCTATGAGCCAGCGTGATTCAGCTTTTTAGGAGGGCGGAACTCCGTGGTGTTGTCGGACCCACTACCGATATTATGCCAAATATAGTTTATAAATAAAAATAAAGCAAATTATTTATTTTCACTACAGCCGCCGCACGGTTGATTTGGTTTAAAAGAGGGTAATTCAGAAATAGTTGTCTTTTCGGGGGGAAGAAAATGTTCATATCCCAAAGGTTGCGCATATTTAATCGCCGCTGCAATGTGCCCCCACGCTTCGCGCGTAGGGGGTTCATTACTTAGTTCAAAATAACCGCGAAGCCAATATAACAGTTCGTTTGCATTCATACTTGCCCCATTCCTTTAAAAGCGTCAATACCAGGAATTCGCGCCATTTGCGTAGGGGGTTTAGTGTCTGCGGGAATAATATTCCCCCCTACAATAACAAAAGATGTTATTAATTTCTCTTCCGGAAAAGGGGAATACATGTTTAAAGTTACTCTCCCTTCCGAATTAATAAACATCTTAAACCAAAACTCGTCGCTTGTACCTTTTAAATATCTTTTTAGTAGCGCTTCTACATCCATTATAATTCATCCCCGCGTAATTTAGCCTTAGTCTCCTCATCTAAT